ATAATCTATTTATAGTGAAAGAGGTAAAAAATGGCTTATAATACACTTCGTGGAACTGTTAATTTTTCAAGTTCTCCCACCGGCTCTATTGAGAGCATGGTTGATGATTATAGTAATCAAACTATTGGCGGAAGTAAAGTTTTTTCAAGTACGCTATCCGCCAGCGCTGTTACAATCAATGCTGGTTCACTTGTACCCCCCGCGATTACGAGTATTAGTAACGATGGCGCGAACCGCATTCTAGTATCTGATGGCGATGGCACGGCAACAGCAGACGCCGGCTTTACATTCAACGGAACACGGATGTCTACGACAACAGAATTGACTGCATCTGTCTTTTCTGGTTCTGGTGCGGGTCTAACAAGTGTGTCCTTAGAACCACACAAGGTTTCTGGCCAGTTGTCCGCTTCAAATATATATATTGGAGATGGATTAGGAGCCTCCAGCGAAAAAATAGTAGCAGTAGGAGACGATGGGATTACAGTTGGGGCATCTGGTGTATCAGTAGATTTAGCATCCAACTCTGGCTTATCATTCGCAGCCGCTGGCTTGTTAGTATCACCAGCGTCGGCATCAGCAAAGGCCGCCCTTGCTGCAAACGATAAGATTTTAATTGGCGACAGCGCCGCCGGCGGAACAAAGAACTCTACAATAACTGTGCTTAAGAATTATATGCAGGATAATATTACCCAAACTGTTGACGGCTATACGAATGGATCAGACAATCGGATTATAACATCAACCAACGCATCAGCAATCAACGCTGAAGCTAATTTTACTTTTAATGGAGGTACACTTAGTCTTACTGGAGATATGAGTTCTAGTCTGGGAATTACCGCATCCTATTTTGCCGGAGACGGTAGCCGATTATCGGGCCTCCCAACAGCCGCAGTTACGTCTTATACAAATGCAGCAGACAACAGGGTTATAACGTCTGTTGATTCTAGCACGGTTAATTCTGAAGCTAATCTAACTTTTGATGGTTCAACACTTACGGTAACAGGAAATCTTTCAGGGTCTGGCAACATTTCCGGCTCTTACTTCTTTGGGGATGCCTCTAATTTAACGAATGTTGGTGCTGGCGATAGTGCTGAGATTGCGATCTATGGTGCTAATGGAACTTTGGCGTCTGACGGCGCATTTGTAATCAATTCAGGCGGCGGCGCCGAAACCGCTTATCTAACTGCTTCTAACTTGGCTGTGTCATATGACGCTCACCTTAACGGTGGGACATACCAGAAATATATCATTAAAACAACAAACTATGCATTGAATACGCATGACCATATTGTTTATTTATCGGGCGCCGCCCTAACAGCGTCATTACCTGCCGCGGTCACCGTTAATTCAATTATTTATCATATTAAAAACATCCACGGTGATGTGACAGCCTTAATAGAACCTGACGGTAGTGAAACAATTGAAGGGATCCCTACTAAGGTTCTTGGTCCCGCTGATAGTACTAAAATACAATCCATCAATAATGATCGATGGGTAATATTAGGCGACTAGTTTAATGTATACCAATATTATAGTCGATTATTAGGGATTTTAGAACTTTAAAACACTATTTATTTTGAATTAATGTAATTTTAGGAGCATATTAATGTCTAGTTTGTTAAGAGACGCTATTGTAGATGCAAAAGCACTTCGTGAAGCCGCCCTCAAAAACGCAGAAACAACGGTGATTGACAAATACTCAGAAGAAGTTCGTCAGACACTAAATCAACTTTTAGAACAAGACGAAGCAGAAGTGCCTGAGCTTGATCTTGGCGCCCCCACTGACCCTGCGGCCGAACCCGGCGCCGAATTAGATCTCGGAGCACCCGCGGCCCCGGGCCTTGACCCCGGCGCCCCCATAGAGGAAACAACCCCTGGAGAAGAAATTGTTGAAGATGTCCCTCTTGCGGCAACCGACAATTTTTCTGAAAATGAAGGCGAAAATTTAGATCATCTGCCCGCATCAGGAAAAGAAGTTGATATAGAGATTAACTTAGACGCTCTTCAGGAAACTGTTCGTCAGCTTCAAGATGAACAAGAAATTATTCTTAGTGAAGCGACCCTTATCTCAATGTTTTCTGAAGGCGCAGAAGCCTCCGCGATACAGGATAAATTATCTGGTTATGGCGGTACTGAATCCGATCCTGAAGCTGAAGAAGAAACTACCGATGTTGATCCAAGCCAAGGATATGGCGCTGAAGAGGAAGAGACTTCAACACAAAATGAAGAATTAGACATTTCCGATGAGATGATAGATTCCATCGTAGAAAAACTTACAGTCGATATGGGCGCTTCCCTGGTTGGTTGGGCCGGCCGTTCCTCAGAGGATATGAAATATCAAATTGAGAAAGAGCTAGCGCGCAGACGCAGCACCGACATCGAAGAAGAATTAGAAGCTTTAAAGAAGGCTCAAGAAGAGTTGATTTTCGAAAATAATCAACTTAAAGAGTCACTTAAACAACACAAGCAAGCAACTGTAGAGTTGAGAGAAGGTCTACAACATGTAAACCTTTCCAATGCTCGCTTGCTTTACACGAACCGTGTTTTGAGAAATACCTCCCTAAATGAGCGGCAAAAGTCAAAAATTGCCGACGCTATTTCAAAAGCTGGTTCAGTAACAGAGGCGAAAACGATATATCACACGCTTGAAAACGCAACGCCGGCGGCCACCAAGGCTACCCCACAATCGTTGAGTGAAGCAATTGGTCGTCGTAGAACTTCCGTTATTCGTGCTTCTCGTCAAGAGAGCACACCATCCGATCCATTAGCGGAGCGGATGAAAAAACTAGCAGGTATTAAGTAAAATTAATACAAATACATTAACATAGGAGGTATTTTAAAATGGCTGGTATTATTGAACGATTGACCGAAGGTGTTGTCAATCGTGATATGCGTGCTGAGGGGCATGCATTATTAGAGAAGTGGGAGCGCACCGGACTCTTAGAGGGTCTTGACGGTGAACGCAAACGCCAATCTATGGCCCGTTTGCTTGAAAATCAAGCAAAGGAGCTTCTTCGTGAGAACTCCTCCATGGCCGCTGGTGATGTCGAAGGCTTTGCTGCCGTCGCATTCCCCATCGTCCGTCGAGTTTTCGCGGGACTGATCGCTAACGATCTTGTTAGCGTTCAACCGATGAGTCTTCCCTCGGGTCTCATCTTCTTCCTGGATTTCGTGTTCTCACCTAATCTGGGTGGTTCTGGCGCTCAAGGAGATCGCTTTGGTAATATGGCCGATAGGTCTATTTACGGTGGCGCCGAAGTTGGTGCCGAGATCACCGGCGGCGTTAGCTTAGTCGGTGCTCTGAAGGAAGACCTTTCTGGTCCACGTACCGTTGGTGCGCGCGGCTATGCTTATTCCAGTCCGACTGGTTCAAGCACCGTTACAGGTAGTTCTGTTACTCAAACTCTCTTTAGTTTGACTGGTTCTAGCTTGGCTCAGAGAAAGTCTATTGTATGGGATCCGGATCTTATTTCCTTAAGTTCTTCCGGTACCGCACGGTGGGTTATCCGCATGGATGTACCTCAGTCGAGCTTAAGCGCAGACCTGGATTATAATAATCTTGGTACCGTTTCGGCATCTATCGAGAGTCTCAATGGCATCATGGAAGCGACTGTTACATCTGCTAACACGAAGCAGCTTCGTAGGTTGACTCAGATTACTGGTTCGACTAGCGGCAACGTTCAGTTGTACTGGCTGACTTCCGTCGACATTGTTGGTTCGTCTCTCATTGGTGGAACCGGCCTTGTCACCACGTACCCGTTACGGGATAACTTCAACGCTGCAAACACTATGGGCGCAGTTGTTGGTGCTACTGCGTGGGGCTTGGAAAACCAAGAACTCATCCCTGAGATCGACATCAAAGTCGATTCCATCGCTGTGACCGCACAGACCAAGAAGCTTAAGGCTAAGTGGACCCCTGAGTTAGGACAGGATCTTAACGCATACCACAACCTTGATGCTGAGGTTGAGCTTACCAGTATTCTCTCTGAGCAAGTTGCTCTTGAGATCGACCGTGAGATCCTTGCCGATCTCGTTAACGGCGCAACTGCTGGTACGTACTACTGGTCCCGGTCGCCCGGTCTGTTCTTAGACCGTACAACTGGAACTGAAGTTGGTGCCTCTAGTAAGGCTCCCGACTTCACCGGTACCGTCAGCGAATGGTACGAGACCCTTATTGAAACCGTCAATGATGTGTCTGCGCAGATTCACGTTAAGACTCTGCGGGGTGGTGCTAACTTCCTTGTCTGCGGACCTGAAGTGGCAAACATCCTGGAGTTCACTGCTGGATTCCGCGCATCTGTCACTCATGACGATGAGAAGGGTAGTGTTGGTGCTGTAAAGGTTGGATCAATTTCTAAGAAGTTCGATGTCATTGTTGACCCGTACTTCCTGCGAAACGTGATTCTGGTTGGTCGTCGCGGCTCCTCTTTCCTTGAAAGTGGATACGTGTACGCACCTTATGTGCCGCTGCAGACTACACCCACTATCTTTGGACCCGAAGACTTCGTGCCCCGCAAGGGCGTGATGACTCGGTACGCCAAGAAGATGGTGCGTCCCGATATGTACGGCTTAGTTGTCGTGCGTGGACTCGTAGGTGAGTCAGGCAATTAATCAATAGATTAGTGCCATATTAAACAAGACCCCCGTCCTTTGTGGCGGGGGG